TTTCTTATTTAAAATTTTTGTTATAAGTTTAGCTATTTCTTTTGCTGTTTTTAATCCTTTAAAGCTGTTGCCATATTTATTTAGAGGAGGTGATATAATTGATATTCCCATAATACCCGGAATAGAAATTATTAAAATGCCGCTTACACCACTTTTTGTTGGTAATCCTACATCACTCATCCAATTTTTTGTTTGATCATATAACCCAACTAAACTCATATGATTTACCACATATTTTGCATTTTTTTTACTAATAACACGATCACCTGTTTTAGGGTTGACTCCTTCATTTGCTAAAGTACATGCCATTATTGCTGCATCTTTTGATGTAACCATTACAGAACATTGTTTAGTATAAGCTTCTACACACAACGGAATATCATCACAATAAAAACGATTATATGATTTTAATAAATATGCTATAGATAAATTATGATATATATTATCCATTTCAGATTTATATATATTGTTATCTACATGTAATTTCTTACCTGCGAATTTATTCATATTATCTACAATAGTTTTAATATATGTATTTTTATTAGGATTATATAATAAACTAGTTGTAGCCATAGCACCTCCATTATCAAAAGAATTCATCGTGTGAGTTGGTGCTTCTGATATAGCGCAAATTGAATTAAATTTTGCATCAGAACCAACATTACCTATTTTATTTTCAATATATTTAATTCCATATTTTTCTAGTACTAAAGCAAGCGTAAACGCTTTTGAAGAAGATTCTAAAGCAAACTCATGTTTATAATCACCAATATCATATTGTTCTCCATTTGTAGTATAAATAGATATAGCATATAGTTTTGGATTTACTTTTTGTAATTCTTTAATATAATCAGCATTTTTACCACCTGTAGTATTTTTCAATTTATTATATATTTTTGTTACATTTTCGAAAAAATATGAGTACATTATTATAATATATCAATATAATTCTATTCAATTTATATTTATTAATAAAAATGAATTAATATAAATGAATTAATATAAATGAAATAAAAAGAAATCATTATACTAAATAAAATGGAACACATATTTAGACTTGTTGATTTTAATGTCTATAATGAAAAATTACAATATTCTCATGAAGAACAACATAAAGATGAAAGCACTTTTATAATTCAAATGTTTGGAGTAGATGAAAAAGGCAAGTCGTATTCATTAAAAGTAGAAGGATTCAAACCATTCTTTTACTTAATGGTAAATGATAGATGGTGTATGAAAGATAAAGACGAATTATTAAGTCATTTAAAAGAAAAAATAGGTAAATACTATAAAGATTCAATTACTAAATGTAGACTAATTAAACGTAAAAAATTATACGGATTCGATGGTAATAAAGAACATAAATTTATATTCTTAGAGTTTGCCAATTTAACAGCTTTGAACAAAGTTAAAAATTTATGGTATACTGGTTATGATTCTGGTCATAAATTAATAAAAAATGGTTATCAATTTAAAAATACAAATATTATTTTATACGAAACAAATATTCCGCCTTTATTAAGGTTCTTTCATATACAAGATATTAGTCCTTCGGGTTGGGTTGCAATTCCTAAAAAAAAAGGTGAAATTTTAAATTCATCTGAAATTAATTGTGATTATGCAATAACAACAGATTTTGACAAAATTATTCCTTTAAATAATAAAGAAAATAGAGTACCATATAAAATTATGAGCTTTGATATAGAAGCTAGTAGTAGTCATGGTGATTTTCCTATTCCTATAAAATCTTATAAAAAACTTGCTACAAATATTGTAGAATATTTTGAAAAGTTAAAAACAGATTTAACTAAAGAATATTGCAAAAATACATTAAGACATATTATTTTGGCTGCGTTTGGTTATGAAAAAATGGATCAAATTGATTTAGTATATCCAAAAGTACCGCCAAAATCTAAAGAAGAAATAAAAACTTTATGTGAAAAATGGTTAGATTCACTTGTTCGTAATTTGAAAAATACAGATAATAGTTTAGACGCCTCAATAGAAAAATTATTTGAAAAAATGGCATTAGATGAAGAGGATGATATAGAAAATTATAATGGTAATGTAAAAACATATACTGATAAAAAAGCAACAATTGTGGATATTCTTTGTGATAAAAAATTTGAACGTGAAGGAAAATTATTAGAATTAAACGATTCTTTAAAAAAACTATTTCCTAAATTAGAAGGTGATAAATGTACATTTATCGGATCAACTTTTATGAAATATGGAGATGCCGAACCTTACTTTAATCATTGTATTGTATTAAATACTTGCACTGACATGCCTATAAAAAATTCTGTAGTAGAAAGTTATAACACAGAAAAAGAAGTATTACTTGCTTGGCAACAATTGGTTCAACGTGAAAATCCAGATATTATTATCGGATATAATATATTTGGTTTTGATTATGAATTTATGTTTCGAAGAGCAGAAGAAAATGATTGTGTTGAAGATTTCTTGAAACTATCTAGAAACGTAAATGAAATTTGCGCCACAGAAGATAAATCTACAGGTAAATATAAAATTGAAGAATCTACATTACAAATTGCTAGTGGACAACATGATTTACATTTTATTAAAATGAATGGACGATTACAGATTGATTTATACAACTTTTATCGTCGAGGTGAAAATTTAACCAGTTATAAATTAGATTACGTTGCTGGTTATTTTATCGGTGATTTTGTAAAATCAATAGAATATACTTGTAATAATTGTAGTATAATAAAAACAGGAAATATGACTGGATTATTATTAGGCAGTTTTGTTCATTTTGAAGAAATAGGACACTCGGTAGATTATTATGCGGATGGTGCAAAGTTTGTTGTTCTTGAAGTAGATAAAAGTTCTGGTAAATTTATTGTAGAAGGACATGTTGATCCTGATATAATCTCTAAAAAAATACGTTGGTGTCTAGCAAAAGATGATGTAACACCAAAAGATATATTTCGCATGACAAATGGGTCCGCAGATGATCGCGCAGTAATCGCAAAATATTGTATTCAAGATTGTAATTTAGTGCATTATTTGTTTAATAAATCAGATATATTGACTGGATTTATTGAAATGGCTAAAATTTGTAGTGTACCAATTAATTTCTTGGTAATGCGTGGTCAAGGAATTAAATTAACTAGTTATGTAGCCAAAAAATGCCGTGAAAAGCGTGTTTTAATGCCAGTTATTGAAAAAGGAGATATTGATGAAGGATATGAAGGTGCAATTGTTTTAGATCCTAAATGCGATTTGTATTTGGATAATCCAGTAGCTTGCGTAGACTACGCATCTCTTTATCCCAGTTCAATGATAAGCGAAAATTTATCACATGATAGTAAAGTTTGGACAATTGAATATGACCTTGCTGGTAACATTATTGAAGAATGGGGTGAAAAAGATAAAACTGGCAATTTTATTTATGATAATTTAACTGGGTATGAATATGTAGATGTTACTTATGATACTTATGTATATAGACGAAAAAATCCCAAAGCTGCTGCTCAAAAAATTTTAAATGGACATAAAATCTGTAGATTTGTGCAACCAAATGTAAAAACTGAAGAATGTGGTATAATGCCTTCTATTTTAAAAGAACTTTTGAAAGCAAGAAAAGATACTAGAAAAATGATTCCTTTAGAAAAAGATGAATTTATGAAAAATGTTTTGGATCAGCGACAACTTGGGTATAAAGTCACTGCAAATTCATTATACGGCCAGTGTGGTGCAAAAACTAGCACTTTTTATGAAAAAGATATTGCCGCCTGTACTACGGCAACTGGACGTAAATTATTGACGTATGCGAAACGCATCATTGAAGAATGTTATGGAGATAAATTGTGTAATACAGCAAAATATGGACCGGTTTTAACTAAAGCAGAATACATTTATGGAGATAGTGTTGCTAGTTGGACACCAATTAAAGTAAGAAAAAATGCAAAAAATATGGTGTATATATTTGCAATTGAAGAATTAGCTAATAAATTTGGAAATAATAATTGGATTACATGTACAGAACCAGGCAAACAAGATAAAGAATTTTGTGAATTAGAAAATATTGAATCTTGGTCAGAAAAAGGTTGGACAAGTTTGTATCGTGTTATAAGGCATAAATTAGCAGATCATAAAAAAATGTTGCGGGTTGTTACCAATACTGGATTAGTGGATGTAACAGATGATCATTCATTACTCTTATCAACTGGTGTTGAGATTAGTCCTGCGGATTGTGAAGTAGGAATTGAATTATTACATCATCATCTACCTTATGGTATACATTTAAATCTAGATTATCTCAATGGACATGAAGTAAATTATGATAAATATTATTCAGAAGATCAAGTATATTTAGCAACAACTGCTGATTTAATGGGGTCAGTGCAAATTACTATATCAGATGACTATGATTATGACCAAGATTGTGAATGTCAAAATAATATAATTTGCATCCAAAAAAAATTGGATTGTGAAACTAGTGCAAAAACACAAATTACAAAGATAAAAGAAATACCTTATGAGGGTTATGTTTATGATTTGACAACTGAAAATCATCATTTTGCAGCTGGTGTTGGTGATTTAATTGTTCATAATACAGATTCAGTATTCTTCACGTTCAATTTGCAAACACCTGATGGTAAACCAATTCGTGGTAAAGAGGCATTAGAAATTACTATCGAACTTGCACAAGAAGCAGGACATTTAGCATCTAGCTTTTTAAAAGACCCACATGATTTAGAATACGAGAAAACATTTATGCCATTTTGTTTGTTATCAAAGAAAAGATATGTAGGTATGCTTTATGAAACAGACCCCAATAAATGTAAGCGTAAAGAAATGGGCATTGTATTAAAAAGACGTGATAATGCGCCAATTGTGAAAGATATTTATGGCGGTATTATTGATATTTTAATGAAAAAACAAAATATTCAAGAAGCAATTGATTTCTTAAAAAGTTGTTTACAAAATATTGTTGAAGAAAAGTATTCTATGGATAAATTAATTATAACAAAATCTTTGCGTTCAGGATATAAAAACCCACAAGGTATTGCACATAAAGTGTTAGCAGATAGAATTACTGCTCGTGATCCTGGCAATAAGCCTAGTTCAGGTGATAGGATACCATTTGTTTACATAGCGAGTAAAGATAAAAAAGCACTTCAAGGTGAAAAAATAGAAACACCAACATTTATTATAGAAAATAAATTAAAGATAGATTATTCATTTTATATTACGAATCAAATTATGAAACCGGTACAACAAGTATTTGCGTTGGTTCTCGAGAAAATATGGGAAATGAACAAGAAGATTCCAAAGATAAAACAATTTAAAAAAGTAGTAGAAACATTGAAGAGAGAACATTTAGAAAAATTTGAAGAGAAATTAGAAGCATTGCGTTGTAAAGAGATTAAAACATTATTGTTTGATGAATATTTAAGAGAAACAAATAATGAAAAAGATGGTGTTCAAAGTGTTACAAAATTCTTTATTAAAAAATAATATTTACTTATTATAATAACTTTATGAATAGCTCATTATTTAGTATGGCACCAGATCGTGCTCCACCAAGACAATCAAACCTTAAATCTCTATTAAATCAAGATAAAACTTTAAATAGACAACAACAACAAGAAGTTGATTATGATGAAGAAGAAAATAATAAGTTGACTGAAGAATTAAATAATATCAAAATACCTGATGATGAAGGTTTACCTAAAACTGGAGAAGATACAGATACGTTCAGTGAAGAGGAAGTAAAAAAATATATAGAAGATAAAGACATTACAAGTGCTGATTTTTTAAAGAAATTTCCTGAATTTAAATCTACCAGTAAATTTGGATGGAGGACATTTTATGGTAATCCTTTAAAAGGTGTTGGTTGTTTTAATAAAGTAAATACAAATAAATTACTAAGAGGCATTACAAAAATTTTAAATAAATCTGAACAAGATCCTGATTATCAAAAATTAATGATTTTAAGGGGAAAATTACAGGCTTGGAATAGAGGGTGTAGTGGAATAGTAGATACAACAAAAGGAGGTAAAAGAAAAACCAAAAAACGTCGCACTAATAAAAAAACTAAAAAACACAATTCAAATAAAAAAAGAAGAAAGACAAGAAGATATACAAAAAATTAAAAAACTTGTTAAATAATTAAAATTTTAAATCATTTATTCAACTAAAATCTAGGTAAAACTCTTAAACAAATTAACGAAAATATTTATTTTTAATTGTCAATGCTTTCTCCGGATCTTTAAAATAAATGCCTTCAATCTCTTCTCTGCACATTCCGCAGCGTAAAACAACGCGATTTCCGATTTCATTGACCTTGCTTTCCAAATAGTTCTCCATGCAACCAGTGCAATAACTATGACCACAATTCATTTTAGCAGAACAGACAGCCTTGATTTCTTCTTGATAGCAAATGGGGCATTCAAAATCTTTGTCTGAATCGTTGAAAGGAGAAACAACTGCGATAACATTAAATTTGCGAGGATTATTAACGAAATTCCATGATGATTTTTCTCTTTCAAATTGCGCGATTTTGTTTTCGTACCAACTGAAAATTTGTGCTGAAAAATCTGGTCTTTCAGGAAATTTTGATCTACAAATATCACTGATTTCACAAGCAAAATCATAAACTTCTCTACTAGGAAGACGATTTGGTTCTTGAGGGTTAAATACAACACCTTTCTTGATTGATTTAACAAAAGGATAAACACATAATTCGTATGCATCAATGTTGAGTGCTATATTTCTATAGGCGGTTACGAGGTGTTCGATGATCCCTTTTTTTGTCTTAATTTTTTTTTTTGCATTTTCAGAAATTTTAAAATAATATTTAATTGCTTTTAATTCTGAATGTGAAAAATGCGACAACGTATATTCAATATATGTTGACCCAACAAATTCAAACATACTAGATAATGCAACTGATTTTAAAATAGCATCATCAATCATTTTTATACGAGGATCACTACATTTATTAATTCTGTGTCCAGGGTGTCCACAAAAGCCACATCGATTTCTTGTAATATTTTCAGTCATTTAAAAACGTTTGTATACTTTATTACTAATAAGTATTTAAAAAAAAAATGATTTCAATTTTTTTTTAAAT